CCAGCGCCACGGCCGCCGTCGCGTCGTACATCTTCTCGGTGTTCTTCTCGCCCTTCGTCTGCGAGCCGAAGTTCGAATTGAACATCCCCTTCATCCGGGGTAGGACGCGCTCGGCGATTTCTTCCCAGTGGGAATCGAAGTTCATGCGGTCGGAACGCAGCCGTTCCTGCCGCTTGATGATCTCCTTCGCCTTTTCGTCCTGTTCTTCGGCCACTGGCCTACGCTCCCAGCAACGTCTTCGTCGCCGTGGGTGCCGACTCGGTCACGCCTTGACCCGAGGTCAAAATGGTGGAAGCGCGGCCGCTTGCCGCAGCGCGGGCCTTCCGCTCGCGTGCCGCCGCTTCCTGCACGGCCGCCGTGTCTTGCGTCGGCGGAGGGGGCGGCGGGGGCGGGGGAGCAGGCGTTGACGGACCCAAAAGGATACCACCCATTGGGAAACTCCAAAACGATGTGATTTTCACAACATACCAGATACCGCGCCGTCAACCAAGTACCTTGTGGTCCATGCCGGTTGCCATCGCCGTACGCCGGCCAGTCGAAACCCGAAGGTCCTTCCGCGGCGGGTTGACGGCGAACGTCAGGGCCAGAGCATCAGCCACGTCGGGCGAAGCCAACCCCCGGTCCTTCATCTTCTCCTTCGATTCCAGCTTAACGCGGCCCGCGTTATCGAACTCATACTCGGGGCCCAGGATGTCGTCGATCAATTCCGAGTCGTTCGGAATAGCCCCGACCGGCAACCACTCCTTCATCCGGTGCCACAACTCCACCCGCTTGTTCTGAAAACGCTGGTCCTCGTCGGCCTTGCCCCCGAGTTGGACGTCATGGACCCGGTACTTCATGTGCCGCAGTTGATCCACCACACCCCCGCCCACGCCAGCGCCATCAACGCAAATCGCGTCGGGCTGGTACTTCGTCGCCAGCTCGGCGACCTTGGCAGCGAGTTGGACCGTGTCGAGGCCCTTGAACTTGAACGGCGGCAACGTCCGCGCATCGCGGTTGCAGCGGAGGTAGATCACAGACTTGTCGTCGCCGAATCGGGCGACGTCGACCGCCATCACGAGGGGGTCGAAGCGATCGGTGAAAACCTGACGGTCGCGGGCCCCGTAGACCGTGTCGGCGCCGATGAACTGGGACTGGCCTTGCGCCGGGAACAGGCCCCGGACTTCCACCCGCGCCTCGTCGGAGTCCTCGCCGTACTGCGCCACGATGCGATCGTAAATGGCGGGGTCTGTCCCCTCGACCAGGCGCGAGTCGATATTCTTCGTGCGCCAGAAATTCCGGTTCTTGTGGAAACACTCGAAGAAAGCACCCGTGTTCCGGCGGGGGTTCGAGTACGCGTCCCAGTAGCGGTGCAAAATGGGCTCGGTGAAGAAGCCTTCGGTCACGTCCCAGATAGGCTTAACGATACCGGATGCTTCGTCGAAGATGACCTGGATCCCGGCCATGTTGTGGGTGCCGGCGAAGGCGTCCGGGTTTTCCTCCGTCCAGAGTACCCCGTTCGCTTGGTAGTATGTCGTGTCGATCTTCATGTCCCGGCGCAACGCTTCGCCGAACCAGGCGGAAGGGAACAGGGACACGGTGTTGCGGTCGAACCAATGCGAGTTGATCGCGAGGGTATGCCACTTCCCGATCTCGGCCCACGTCTTGGTCTTTAGCTGCGCCTCGGAGTTCGCGGCAATGATCGTGGTGGAGCCAAGGTTGGTGGACATCATCCACAACGTCTTGAAGGCGACCAAGCTCGACTTGCCAATCCCGCGGCCCGAGGACGTTGCCGTCCGCAGCACTTCGGGGTGCTGGCCGTTGAGCATGCGCTTCCGGTTATGGGCGATGTGGTCCTTCATTTCGAGCAGGGCTTGCTTCTGCCAAGAGCGAGGCCCTTTGAAATTCTCCAGGGGAGTGCCGGTCTTGCCCCAAGGGAACGCAGCCATCACGAAGGCGAGCGGGTCATCCTTGACTTCGGGCGACCAGAGGAACGCCATCAACTGCTGTTCTTCGCGGGGGCTGTGGGGTGCTTTGGACGCCATGATGCGATAATCTCAACATATTTCCCAGAAGTCACGCAGAAAATTTCAATGGGGTGGGGCCAGCGCCGGCGGCGTCCGCGTTTCGGGGGTACCCCCGCCCCCGCCCCCGCCCCGGCAGGACGCGAGGCCGGGTAGGGGGTGCGATCGTGCGGCGCTACCCGAAGGGATCAATCGGTGCGGCTGTTATCGTATCAGCGGACGCAATCGGCATTTCCGGCGTTACGTCAATAAGTTGCGCGCCGTCGATTGTGCCGGGGTCGCGCCCTAGTCGCACGCGTTGTTGTGCGGCCTCTAATGCGGCCGTTATCGAAACTTGGCCTTCAACGCTGATATCTACCTTATCGCCAAAGGTTTTGCGGGCGAAGCGCGCGGCGATCCAGTGCCTTGCGCCAATGCGATTGCGGGCCCGTGCCGCGTCAATATCAACGTCGGCAATCTCTAACGATTCGTCGACGAGGGTATGGGCCATAGATTCTCTTGCTAGGGCCATTTTCGATTGAAGCTCGCTCGATTCCGCAAGGGTTTGGTAAAAGGCGATGCGGTCTATACCAAGGCGATTTAGGGCGGCCGTTTGCCTTTCGCCCTTAGCAACAGCGTCAATAACACGCAAGCAATCCGCATACATTGGGGTTAAATCCTTGGTCATACGCTCAGAATAGCATCGCGCATTATTTTTCGCAATGACGCTTGACAAACGTGTTGCGTTATTCTCAATATGTGTTGCGTACACAAACGGCGCAAAGCGCCAGAAAGAGGAACACATGGAACGCGAAACAATCGGGACCGCCACCTATTCCCCCGACGACAACAAGCTAAGGATTTACCCCCGGCACCGCCTGGATGCAGAGACATATTCGCGAGTGAAAGAGGCGGGCTTTAAGTGGGCGCCGAAGCAGGAGCTATTTGTAGCGCCTATGTGGACGCCCAGCCGCGAGGACTTAGCCATCGAGCTTTGCGGCGAGATCGACGACGAGGACCGGACGCTAGTGGAACGCGCCGAAGAACGCGCGGAACGGTTCGAGGGATACGAGGAAAACCGGACTGCGGACGCCCAACGCGCAGAGAGGGCGGTTGCAGAGATCGCGGACGGCATTCCGCTGGGCCAGCCGATCTTAGTAGGACACCACAGCGAACGCAGGGCGCGCAAGGATGCCGAGCGGATCGAGAACGGTATGCGGAAGGCCGTCAAAATGTGGGATACGGCCGCATATTGGAAAAGCCGCGCGGCTGGTGCTTTGCGCCATGCGAAATATAAAGAGCTTCCGGCCGTGCGGGCGCGTCGCATCAAGGGCATTGAAAGCGAAGTCCGCAAGCTCGACAAGGGCGACCGCGAAGGGCGCGCGACGTTGGCGGCTTGGGCGCTTGTCGATAAGCCCGAGGGCTGGAAAGCAAAGCCGGATGGCACGCACCTGACACGCGAGGAACGCGCGGAGTATATCGCCGGGCGCTTGTTGGGGGGATATGTCGCGCGGACGGATGACGGGCGCACATGGTCCGCTTATGACGTTCTGCGGTTGCCCGTTGAAGAACGTTACAGGGGTTGCCCGTCAATGACGGTTGACGAAGTGATCGCAGCAGCGACGCGAGCCGAGGAACGCGCGAAGGAACGCCGCGCGCGTTGGCGGGCGCACTATGAAAACCGGCTTGAATACGAGCGCGCAATGCTGGCGGAAGCGGGCGGCATTGCGACAGACCAGCGCAAGCCTGAAGTCGGGGGCGCCGTTCTTTCTCTGTGGGGGCCGCGTGGCGGCTGGGCTTACATCAAGAAAGTGAACAAGGTAACGGTGACGATCTCGCACCAATGGAACGACGGCGGGCGAGTGTTTCAACACAATGAGCCTTTCGACAAGCTGCGCGATGTGATGACGCGGGCCCAGGTTGAAGAAGCACGCGCGCAAGGCCGGATCAAAGAAGCCTCGAACGGGATCGGGTTTTGGCTAATCGACGCCGACCCGATCGCACGGCCGACCACCGAACGCCCGGCCGATCCGGCAGCGGATATGCGGGCAGCGTTGAAGGCTGGTGTTAAGGTTGTCGCGGCGCCGCAGCTATTCCCGACGCCCGCGCACATTGCGGCGCAGATGGTAGAGCTTGCGGAGATCGAGCCCGGCCACCGCGTTCTAGAGCCGAGCGCCGGCACGGGCGCGCTAATCGCCGCAATCCGCCAGACCGAAGGCGTTTATCTGGCGGCCGTTGAGATCAACGGCGAGCTTGCGTCTAAGTTAGATGCGGATATGCCGCTGCGGAGTGATTTCCTTAGCGTTGAGCTTGCCGACTTCCACAGCCCATTTGATCGCGTTGTGATGAACCCGCCATTTAAGGATGGCGCGGACATTCAGCACATTTTGCACGCGGCGAAGATGTTGAAGCCGGGCGGGCGGCTTGTGGCGTTATGCGCCAACGGCCCGCGCCAACAAGCGAAGCTGAGGCCCTTGGCGAGCCATTGGGATGAATTGCCGCTGGGCTCTTTCAAGGAACAGGGAACCGGCGTGAACGTGGCTCTGCTCGTGATCGAAGCGGCCCGCGCAGGATTCGCACAAGGGGCCGCCTAATGCACCCCGCCCTAACCCTGATCCTAGAGGCTCTAGGATTCGCCGCAGGCCTCGCAGGCTTGCTGACACTTGTAGCCATCGCTGGCGTGCTTTTGCACAGCTAGCCCTTTGAGAAAACGAAACAAGGAAAGGACACAACCTTGACTTACCGCACAAACCACGGCAAATCCGAATGGTTTAACCCTCGCGAAAACTGCCACAAACGGTTTTACCCGGACAATTCATCCCGGCAAACGGCCGAATATGCCGTATGGCTATTCGAGAAAAATCACGGCCCGTTGCCGGCCGACGCTTCTACACGAATCGAACACGAATCCATTTTCAACGCGGC